GTCAGACTAAGCTCTGTGGTTTAGGGCAGAGGGATTGCATGTACAATCACTCCCTAAAAGGTCTATATACAACCATTTTATCGAAAGAAGGGACAATGTTCGCTTCCAACGCGCACAATCGGATCATCATGCGACGGTATGTTACAGCCAGAAAAGGTGCAAGCAAGCCAGAATAAAAACCCGCGGTCTAGGCCCGTTGCGCTCCCGAATATAGCCAGGGGGAACGCAAAGGTGACCTTTGGGCAAAACCTAGCGAAAGTGCGCCCCAAGGCTATATATACATGGCCCACCCCACATGTTCGGGAGTTTGTTGTGCGATAGTCTCGCGTTTTCAACAGTAACCTCCTCAACAAGGTCCAGTAACGTAATTTACCAGGCCGGACACAAATCGCCGGATAGGGTACACGCCGCCAGAGACACAATTAAGCATCTCCGCGTTGTCGGACAAGAGCTAGGGAACAGTCTATCAGGGCTCTACCATGACGCTTTTCCATCCATATGGACAAAGACTTATATTAGGTAGTTTACAGAGATAGCTCCATCCCAAAGCTAGTTGGAGTGGGCATTTACCGAGCTTTATGGCCTCGGAAGGTTTGCCGCCTCAATCATGGGCGGCACACCCAAAAAGAACCCAAGCTGAAAGTCATCGGCGACCGCTCGCCAGAGACGATAATCAGTTGGGGCTGTCCATGAGGTCAGACGAAGAGACATCTGCGGACAGTATGGGTCCGTAATCGGTTCATTGTTACCAACGAACGACGGACGTTGAATCCTGGTAGGCATTCTATGATAGGCTGGAACTGACACTGTGTTGGGAGTAGAATTATCACAGATCAGTAAACCCTCAAGGTTGTAGTCGAGATAGATATCAGGAGTACCTACTGGTGTTAGGGGCTGGTCAGACCAGTCCCCATGCACGAGTGCGGCACGCGACCAAATCAATGGGGTGTTAGCAGCATTCCAGCCTCGGAAACGCATGCCTCCGCGATTGAATGCATAAAGGGAGGAAAAGAGAGAGACCGAGTCGAGAGAAAGGGGTTGCAAACTGACGGCGGAACCATTAGAAGTAACCCAAGCGACTGTATACGGTCTGATTACGATGTCCTGAAGTTGAGCTAGAGTGAAGGTGCCAGCGCGGGGGTAACCCACGTAGGTCTTAGTGTAACGCTTCATCAGCTGTAGGACGGACATGACTCTTTCTCCAATGCAGTCTTCTGCAGCGAAGGTTTGAGATGGAGACATCTGATTAGATGCGCCTCCAATTTTGCCGGTACCAGGTATGGGTCCAGTGCCACCACTGGAACCCGTCATCAGAGGATCAGCTTGGCCTTTAAACCGCAAGGGCGCGGGGCCTTTCTGTTTGAACTCCTCTGGGAAAGGAAGTCTCAGAGAACGAGACGATACAGAGCGAGGTCGCTCATTGTATTCTTCTTGGAACTCTTCAAGATCACTTTCTATAGCAGCAACCTGCTTAAGTCTCCTCTCACCATCAGTTAAAGCCAAGGCAGAAGGCATATATGGTGCAAAGCATGTATCGCCAGGAATGGCAAACTCCATGCTCTCATCGCCAGCTACCTCAATTAAGATCTGGATAGTGGAAGGGACGGTCGAAGGTGCGACAAGTTCGTTTAACACCCATGCGTACACGCAGCCATAGGCTGAGGTACAATCCATGTAATGGTGATTGGCAGTAAAGGGGAAGATGAACTCCATCTCACTGCCTTTCGAAATGTCGACAACAGTCGTGTGAACGTACACCGCGTCATCAATAGTCGGCGCGGAGGACGAAAGAACACCGGGAAAGAAAGCTATCATCATGCGACCACTGTGGTACATGGTCTTCACGAGTTTGAGCTTGAGCTTTATAGGTCCCCGGTAAACACGAAAGACGCGTCCAAGGAAACTAAGAGGTGTGTAGTATGTGATCGGCACTGTGCCGTCAACATCGGGCAGTTTAAACGTAGCGGGACAAAGATCAAAGTTGAACAATGCTGTCCCACTAGTAGTGGTACCTGCCCAAGGCGCTGTTTGAAAATAGGCGTAACGCTTAACAATATCTGCGAGAGCCATCTCATCACGGCCTACAGTAGAGAACGTAGTACTGATCCTCAACTTGTTTGAAGTTAAAACTGCTAGAACATTAACCAAATCCTTTCCATCGGAATTGTTCATGCCCCAGTGAGTTGAGGAACACGTTCTTGTAGCCGATTCTTCCACCGGTTTGGAGTAACCGAAGGAAGCGGCAATCTTTGAGCCAACATTAGCTGCCCAAGAGACTGCTCCAGTGAGAGAGCCGAGTAGAGGTATCGAAGACGCCATAGTGGCCACTTTCGCAACACCAGCCAGAGTCATCGACACGGGATGTGCCGAAAGAGCTGACTGTTCTGCTTCAGTGTGGTCATGTTTCTTCGTGGACTTGAAGTTCTTCATCTGTCCACGCCAGCGCGGTCGAAGGTTGGGAGCGGGTAGAGACAACGACGGAATCGTGTTGTTATACGTAGGGTTCACGAGCTCAACGTCGACAAGGGAAGCGAAGACTGAATAACCAGCGGTAACGGAACCGCCAGATGCAGCCAGTGGAGAGTACACCATATAGGATAGTGTGCCATACGACCCAAAGTTAGAAACTAGGTCGAAGAATTCCACGGGATTTGCATTTTCGAAGTCTGCTTCCATTGTGCGATCGTTCGATATATCGAGTTCCCCCCGTGGGAGTTGCGTGGCCAAAGTTAAGGTTGAGGTGCGAACGGCGGGAAAAGTTCCCGTAACATTGCCCATCGGTTGCCAAACTTGGAGCAGACGTCCCATCTGAAAAGGATTCGAATTGAGCGTGAAATGAATGCGTATAGTACCCCTTAGACCCTGAAAGCCCTTCAACTTGTCGGCAAACACAGTGTTTGATATCACATCCTGTGGAAGTTGAATCGTCTGAAAAACGCCAGAAGTGCTTGTATTGATAGTACCGCTCTTGGAACTGAGCAGTACAGGTTTTGCTAAAAAAGTCTTGAGATCTTGAGACATCCCGGTTGTGACGGGTGCGACTTCTCCAGCAAAAACCTTTGTCTCATTGGCCTGAACGACCTTGACTTCTGTGTTATCTGTGACGAAGGTGGTAGTGGCTGCAGTTGAAACTGAGCCAGGTGTTTGGGTTTCGTTTGATTGAGCGATCCCAGGTACGCCCCATAAGCACGGATCAGTGCAGTAGGGGGTGCCAGCCATCTGTCTTTTAGACTCTGCGTCAGGGCACTGATAGTAAGTTCGAAATGAACCTCCCGGGCTATAAAGGTTTTTGGAAGCTTGAGGCCGGCTGCTTCCAATAACCATCTGCCCCTTGCGCGCCACCGCAAGGGGGGTTACTACGAGTCACCAACGCTCATCCATGGCGAGCGCTTTCGCGAGAAGGATCTCGCGAGTGGCAGTATAGGTCCTGCCAGTGCGCTCATGATAAGCCTTGGTCATCTGGGGAGCCCAGAGATCCCAAGTTGCCTGATCATGCATGGAGAGGTAATGCATCGCAGTGTCGAAGTTAGAGTGCATGATTTCCTCCTCGTTTGAGCCTTTCTTAGTCCAGTAAGGGAATTCTAAGACCACTTTCAACTCAAGGGGGGCGATATAACGAGCCGCAAAGGGGTCGAAACGCCAACGCCGCTTGAGGAATGTGACCTCGTTCAATGGAACGAAGGGCGTCGTAACTGGTTCTTTATTGGCATCAGTGTATTCCATGCCAAGTGTGGGGAGCCAGTGAGCGAGGAGAAGCATGTTCATGTACTGAACTTTCTTCGGATGCGTGCTGATGACATGGTCGTCACCAAGACGCAAAGACTTCACGTACGTATCGAACTCGTAGCAGAATGTACAAACTGCTGCGAGATCTTGGGGTGAGGGAGTCCAGTGCCTGATGTTTTCAGCGGTTCGGACGGTATGCGAGATAGCATAGACATATCTCTTTGCAACACCAATGTAAATAGTGTTCCAGAGGGCAGTCAAAGGGTTGCCAGAGGGCATTTTTCCGAACCATTCATAGACAATACCGTCAATGATGTGGCGAGAATTTGTAAGTTCGCGAATAAGAACATTGCGAGCAAGAGCATTCTCAGGTCCATCATCATACCAAGGGTTGACGATATGATGAAGCATCAGATAATGAAGAGTAGCACAAGTGCTGCTATCAAGTCCAATGTAATCACCGGCACTGAGGTTCTTACCTACAGAAAGTAGGTTGTCGAGAGCGATAGACCACTCGATTGAATGTGGATTCATTCCAATGGCAGAGCCATTGAAAATTCGGCCTTCTTGATAAAGGATCATAAATTGGCCGAACATCATTCTGAATACAATCAGCAGAGCTAATGGGGATCCAGAAATGAATCTTGTTTCCACGTTCGCAACGCGTTTAAGACCGCGTCTCTCGTCTTTTAGGGCATCCTGATATATGTGGAACAATCGGACACCCTTTCTTGCTTGGTCAATAATGTACTGACACTCAAGCTTGAGCAATTTTGCCTCAGGCTTTTCAAAATCGATGTTGCCATCGGTGTCGCAGTGTAGCCAGTACGTTTTGCCAGGATAGACAACAGAACGAACAAGAACATAGGGATAACCAGGACTGGTATCGAGGGGGATCTTCCGAAGATGATCCCCAAGACCCTGACATGCCTGCTCAAATGTAAGAATGGAGCGATCGGTGTGCTTTGGAGCTGCCTGCGTGATGCAGTTGAGCTCAGCGCGACACGCGTGCTCGAGAATCTTAATTTGAGCGTCAGTAAGAGCAGTGTCAGAGTGGCGATACCTTTCGAGAGCTTTTTCCCAAGGATCAATTACGAGACCGTCCTCAGTCTTGATCTTGCGGAGAACCGCAGGTTCAGAGATGTGAGGACCCCACGCTTCAAAAAGCTGTGAGGGCTTTATCTGAGTTTTTGAGGCGCTTCCAGCAGAAGGAACAGAGTAGAGTGGCTCAAAGCCACCTCCAGGAACAGGACGATCTGTTGGGGTTGCCTCAATTTGAATTGAGTGAGGGTTGGGGTTGATGTCGAAGTGGGTTTTGACTTGGCCAATGAAAGGTGGAGATTTTGTGATCATCTCCTCAAGGGCTTCGTGAAGGTCTTCCATGGTAACAGAAGACGCAAAACCTACTCCTTCACCATCACCGGCTGTGTGAATGCCGATGATCTTGTGACCCCGAATGAAATTGTCTCTGAGTAAAACAGGGGCTCCGCAGTCACCATCAGCAGTGTTAATGCTGTAAGCATAACCACGGACAACAGTCCATTCAATCATCTTTTCAGCGTCGCCTTCGACAGGTAATTCGCATTCAAGATTCTTGATGAACTTGGCTCCATCAAACTCCTTCACGGTGCAGAGGGGAGGTTCATTACCGCGACGAAGTAGAATAGCAATGTTGAGATTGCGACTCTTTTCGAGCATGGAGCGTGTGATAAAGTTGGACGAGATGTCAGGTCTGTCGGGAACAGACCCTCCACAGTCAACAAGAGCAATATCACACTCAGTGAAGACTTTGGGTGAATAAGCATTCAGGAACTTTTGGCAGGGCACGAGGAAAGGCTTGACATCAGCATGAGCAACAGAACGAAGCTCAAAGAGGTCATTAGGTCCGTACAGACCAGTCTCAACTTTGATTCGGATCAAATTTACAATGTGCAAAGGCAGCATGAGAATGCGGCCACGAACAAAAAGAACAGAACAACAAGGTCCAGGGGCGTCAGGCATAACCATCGCAAAAGAATTCTTACGATGTATACTGTAAAGCAACTGATCAGTATTGTCATCCTTGACTTGTCCCTTGGCCTTCACTTTAATATTGGACTTCTTCTTCTGGCCCTTCTTTGCATCCCATTGATCGGACTGAGCTCCTTGTGGTCGGAGCTCATCAATGGAACGTTCAGAAGGTTCAGCACTCTTACTGCCCATATAGTACGACGCAACGCCAGTACCAATAAGGGCTGTTAGAGCAATACCGATCCAGGGAAGGTAACTTTTGAGCTTTGTGAAAAGATCAAATTGAGAAATCCAATTCTTAACAGTGGTCCAGGTTCGAGAAAACCAGGACTTAAGGTCATCGATCTTGGAACGGGCATGTACAATCCAGAGAGAGACATCATCGTTCATCGCACGAATCCATTGTTCAACACGAAGTTGATACTCATCTATGCGACGTTCGAAGTTGTCCCGGAGTGATGTAAGATACTGTACAATATTGAAGAACCAGGTGTTACCCTTCTCCTTAACCCATTGCCAGACCATTTCTAGTCTGATTCCAGCAGCACGGAAGCGCTTGAGAAGATCATCTTTAAGTCGGTGATCGAGGCGCTCCCACCAAGGAGGTGTAAGAGGGTCAAGAATAGGGTTCACAAGAAGCAGTTCTTCTGAAGTGTGATCAACAGAAGTAGAGGTCTTAGGAACTTCGGGGTGCGTGAGGGGATTAACAATCCCCATCTCAATATCTCCGAGAGGGAGAGGTGACAAGTGCATGCGTTTCGGCCGGCGGAACCAGTCGAAAAGCCCTTGACCCTTGAACTTCGTGAAAAGATTTCCACGACGAGCAGGGTACTTGCCTTTCTTTTCCTTCTCTTCAATTTCAAGACGGGTTGCAGCATTGGCTTCTGAGAGGTCTGCCTCAACTTCCTCACTACGGTCGCCAAATATTCCTCTAAGGATATACTCAGCTTGTTCTGAGGGAGTGAGACCATTCTTTTCAGCATAGCTGCGAGCTCCGATGCAACGGCCACGGAGATCGTTGAGGTAATTCTTATAGGCTTCTCCTTTCTTCTCATGTTTACGATAAACTTCCACGGATTCACGGATAACTTCATCGTATGAGATATAGCCACCATACATTTCACCATTCGATCTGACTCTAATGAATTGAATCACTTTTGAGTCAAAGGTGGTAATGTTAGCGGCAGCGAGTTTAGCCTTATCAAGAGTCCAATTAATGGGATTAGAACTAAGTGGACCATCATCCTTTTCATTCTTAGCAAAATCAGGATGAGGCACGATGCGATAGTTGAGATCAAATCTCCGATCTACAGCACGTGTATCCAAAATTGCATTCGAAACTACCTTGGGCTGATTAGTTGTGGCGATTATAATGCGACTCATGAAAGTCGTATTACCCTTCTGAGAAATGTCTGCCATGTGGCAGACATGGGTGAAGTCACCATAACAACGGATAATGTCCATCATCTCGTTATCAGGCATGCCAGCGGCATCAATGGCTTGGTTGAAGTCATCGAAGATAGTCACCCACTGACCTGTGTATCCATCCCAAAATTTCTGTTCCCACTCACGAGTGTAAACATAACGATTGGGTTCATTCACATAGTGCTTAATTTGGTCCTCGGGCAGGACAAGCGCAAGCAAACATGTGATGAAGGGCTGAGTACAATAGGACTTTCCGACTCCAGGAGAACCAATGAACTTAATACAAAGAGGGGTCGGACGAGAGAAAGTGCCCTTCACATTTGAGTTGTCAAACTGGGCCTTGATTCGATGGAGAGTACGAATAATCTCCATCAACCCATACTTAACTTTCTCAAGAACTTTCTGATGTTGGAACGATGCAGTATGCATAAGACCCTCTTGTATGAGCTTACAAATAAGATCGTAGTTGTCACTACTAATCACAAGGGTCTTCTTCTGAGCTTTATTGATCACTTCTTCAGCCTGCTTGAGCCAGGCATCATAGGTTGGGCACTCAGAAGAGAAGATTCCAACAGATTCGTAACCAAGGATAGAGCGAGCCTTATTAAGGGCCCACTCGGAATACTTTACAATAGTCTCAATTATGTTACCAGCTCCCTCCGCTACACGGGGAAAGTCAGCAGCAAGTTTGAGACCATCCATTACCTTCTTAGCATGCCCAGTTCCAAGAGTGAAACCAGACACCGTAAGAGCAAGAAGTTTTCCAACAGAAGCACAGCGTTCACCTGAGATAGATCCAGCAAAGATGTCGAGAATGGAAGAAGCCTTCTTAGGATCTTCCTCCTTTTTCTCTTCACCTCCAGCTTGACCTTTCATTTTCTCAGGTTCTCTCTTGCCAACATCAAGTGAAAAAAAGAGCACGAAACTCCTTCTCCACATGTTCCTTCCAAAAGCCTTGAATAGGTCTAAGCAAGGCCATATAGCCAATAGCAGCACATCCAACGAGTAACCATTGGAGGGAAGGTCCATCAGCGAGCATTTTATAGCAAGAGTACAAAAGAGCGATGACAGGAGGTGCAAAAGTCATGAGGTCAGTGGCCACATTCTGAAGAGTGTAACCTTTGAGAAGCTCCTCAAGTTTGCCTGAAATGTCAACGCCTCGTTTCACAGATTCAGCAAGATCCTCAAGGGGACCCACAAATTTATCAAAAACCTGTCCCTTAAAAGGCATGGACAGTTTTTCCAATTTGTGGTCTTGAGCTTCCTTGAGTTTCTGAGTTCTATGACGATCGAGACGAGATTTGCAAATCTTGAGTTTAGCACGCTCCGAAGCATCGTGAGCAAGTCGAAGCTCACGACGGATTAGAGCAGATTCTTGTGCATCGACATATACCGCAAGATCATGCGGATGTTTGTGTCGATCAATCTTCGGTCCATCATGAGTATAAATATGAATTTGGGCACCCGCGTAAGGATCACGCGGTTTCTTCATTTTACCTTTTGGAGTGTTCTTGTGCTGTTTATCGAACTGGTCGATCATTTTCCTAGCTTCAGCAGTATAAGAAAAGTCAGCACATTGTCCTTTGAATTTACCCTTAGGGGGATCTTTGTCAAGATCTCGAGTGCATCCAAAAGAACAAGATTCACCACAGACATGTGTAGGAGCGGATCCAGGATTAGAGCCATCATACTCTTCAATTCTGGAAACCATGTTCGAGAGATCAATTGGAGGCAAATGATCACCAGGATTAGGCAACATGTCTGAGATCATGGTATTAGCACGATCAGTAAGAGGTAGGGGTTCGGGGGGTGCAGGACGGATGAAAGCAGCACTGTTAGGAAACCAAAACTCATCAGGGTCTGCACCCTTATGAGTATTGTGTTCTCGAATAGCAGCAAAGCAATGATAACAGTAAGGAGCTGAATCATTCCATCCATGAATAGCACAAAAAGCCATACTCTTCCAAGTTGATTGCGGAGGCAACTGTCCAGTCTCCAAAAGAGCAAGACAATCCTCCATAGGGCAACCAACACGAGCAAAGAGCAAAGCTTGTTTAGCATTACGACGAAGATCTTCAAGTGCAGCAATGGAAACATGAACAGATCCATAAGTGCAAACAGAGCCAGGTAAAAGCTTAAAAGCCTCTTGCATGGCGTGAAGCATCTTAGTGGGATCAACAAGAAGTTGATCAGGTAGCTTTGGTTGTTCAGAGGTAGAGACAACCTGAGCTGGAGCAAACATCTTAGCTTCACAAGCATCCCAGTTTTCAAGAATGAATTTACAGGCACGATTGGTAGCTTCCTTCTTATTTCGTCCAACAGATTTAGCAAGGCAAACACCAGCGACTACCACGTCGCAGGTATACTGAGGATTAGCAACGGAATGACCAGGAGTCTCAGCAACGATACAAACTGGTTGAGGCCAGCCAAGTTTCGACGCCTTGACATAGAAGTCTCCTTTATATAGGTCGTAAGAAGAAGGAGCATGAGGAAAAGATGTAATAGGATCAAGCTTAGTTCCAGCGAGAATGCTACAGTACATGAGATGGGCAGCTGACTTCTTGGCTTCAACTTGGTTCTTCGCAGGGAGACCACGAAGTGTACCATATTCACACTGGACAGTAGCAACGTACTCAGGAGCATGAGCACTACCAGACTTATCAAGAGTATAGTACGGAACAGAGTGATAGTTGCGTTGACAATACTCCTGGAGTCGGTTGATAGATAGATCATCATGAGCTTTCGAATCCAGTAAAGGCTGTAGCGGCAAACCGTACGGCACAGTATTTCGTTTAAAAGCAGAAGTAGCATTAGAATTAATAGTGGGACGACCCCCCACTCCTGGGTTTGAAACGTTTGAATTAGTAGACTCCATATCATCATAAAATGTATAAAGACGGGCTGCGCCTTCAAAAGTTTTTATTTTGACGTACAATAGCGTACAACTCTCCACTTATTACAGCACGTTGGAAAGGACGTGAGCAGATAAGATCCGTGAAATGCAAGCACGTGACGTTACTAATCGTCTCCGATAGAGCTCGGGCCGATTATTGGCTGCGTCCCAGCCAATCCACATTTAGCCCCAAATTGCTTAAAGAAAGCAACCACGCATCAGTGGGAGAACTACTCTAGGGTAGATCCTTATGGGTGACTCTCAGAGCTTCGACCGCAAATGAATAGACAAGGAAGTGGGACCTCCAGTGAGGACCACTATTAATCACAAACAAAAGCAAAATCTAACTCGCAAGTCTTAAAGTTACAAGTATACCTCATCTGTCCTTAATTAACAGCCTTGGACAGCCAGGCAATAGAGTGACGTTAAGAATCGCAATAGCACGAAAGTTGTGGAACTAACAAACACCCCAAACTGCATCAAGCGCAAGCGACTTAGCGATACAGATGTATAACGAACAAAGGGTAAGAGATAGAGATAGCACATAAATTCCAAATAAATGAAAGGTATGTGGTATCCGCATCACATTATACAAATGGGTAGAAAATACGTTATA